GGAAGTTAAGTAAATTCCTGAAGGAATTCCACTAACAGCAAAGAAAATGTCACCTTTAAAGCATAAAACAATTCTAATACAAGACAATAACGCATGTTTCAAAACAGTTAATTGTTTTTTAGTAAAACCTCCGCTTTTAACAGCTAAGAAGTAAATAATAAACAATGCAGCTTTAATAATCTTTGTACATGTAGTACGATCAAAACGTTTAAAATCACCATCAATATATCTCAATATACCATACTTTAATCGTTAACAACTTTACACAGTCTAATCCAGAAGCATTAACACCTAATGCAACAAAGAAAAAATCACCATTTTGTACTATAAAATTTAAAATGCTTTCAACATACATCTTAAGTACTAAATTAAATATAGCACTAAGCACAAAAAATACTCGTAAACTTTTAGTAGTCAATTTACTACCTTGTATTGGTTCATCTTTCAATGTGGCCAATGCTAAAACATCTATCGGACCTTCTTCTAATTGTTTAGTCATAACATTAACTGCTTTTTCTACATCTGGATCAATCTTTATACGACCGTCAACTTTCTCAAAAAACCTACTTTTTGCTCCACTAAAACCGTAACCCATACTTGATTGCATATTTATTGGATTAGAAATAGTTGCTTCACTAAATCCTACAGCAGCTTGCTCCAACGTACTAACTTTAATTCCACTGAGACCTGGTAAATTTTCATAACCTTTAAGATACAATCTTACTGCATCAAATGGATTATCTTTAAAATTATTAACGTTAACAAATGTTTTACCAAATTGATAATACGGATGAATACAAGATCCATCTACTTTTTCATTAACAATAGCCGGTTTAACAAATGGATCATCTTTAACTAAATCAGTAAACATTTGAAGCTTATCCTTCAAAGGAAATTCAACAACTCTTGACTCAAATGTATTACTATGAAATTTTTCTTCTTTACCATCTTTCATAATACCATTAATCTTACCAACTCGCAAAACTGGCATTTGTGGAAAATTTAATAAATAACATTTTTTATGATTAGTGTATTCAATTTCAGCTACAACATCAGTTCTACCTGCATTAATTCCACTTGAAAATTGTGAATCATGTGGAACCATGAAATGATGGTTAACATTTTGTGATAGCATCATACATTGCTTTAATTTCACTTTTCACTAACATTGTACCATATTTCATATCACCTATAGAACCACTATGTACACTTGAAATGTACATATCACTTCCTGCTATTGCAACAATAGGTAGTCCACAAAATCCTACAGAAGGACCTGGTCTTTCATATCTAATTACTGTATGTGGAGCAACACCACTTAACTGTTCTACAGTAACTTCTGGTCTAGCAGAAATCTCATTAACAGTATATTCTTCTTGACTAGCTCGTCCATGAAAAGCTATTAATCTAGTAACTTTACTAATAATATTACCAAATTGAATTGGAGAAACTAAAGATTTAACACCTTCAAACCCAATAAAACCTTCAGCAACAAGTAAAGCTAAATCACGGTGTGGATGTAAAACATAATCTTTACCATGTTGTAGAGTTAATAAAGTAGTACCGTTAAAACTTTCTCCTACGTACTTTATTTCTAGAGTAATTTCTTTTTTAACAGTACTTCTATCAGTACTAACATCTAAGAAAACATGGCCTAAAACTAATATTACATTATCATGATATACTAAACCCCATGTTGTAAAAGTAGTTCCAACTAATTTAATGTGTACAACATTCTGCTTAACTAATTTTACAAAATCTGCTACACTTTTCTGTGGAATGTCGTGAGTAATATTAACTTGATTACTCTCTTCAACCCTTAAAGATTGATTAACATTCCACATATGTTTTACACCAACAGGCACAGTCGACTCTTTACCAACAATACCTACTTCTGGTGATATTACACATTTTGATTTTTTAATTAATTTATAAGCTACGGCTCCACCAACAAAAATACCTAAAATAACACCAAGTCTTTTCAATATAGGAATAGCAGAACGCATCTGTTTTAATTGTTCATCAGTATAAACAATTGAATGTCTTAAAATATCTGATTCTTTAACAATAAAATTCATAACTTTCTTTGGTAAATATTTCCTAGCATGTACACCCATATTAAATAAAGTGACAGAGGATACTTCATCACTCATATAATTTCTGGTGCGCAACCATTTTAGAATTTCTTCTTTGTTTACCGTTAACAAGTGTTTTATCACTAAAGACAAACATCCTACAAGTATTACACATAATTGTATTTTAACAATAAAAGAAAATAAATACATAAAGAAATTTGTAATCATACTTTCACTTTCTGACGTAAAATCAAACTCTTCTTGAAACTTACAATTACAATTCTTTGTTAAATTATGACATTTTGTACATACACGAATACGATCTAAACCCCTAATAAAAGATTCTTGAGAAATCTTATGATCAATTAATGTTTTTGTAATATATAAATCTAATTCTTTTAAAGAACGTGAAATAAATTTTGTACGGTGAAAATCAGCAGTTTTAATATTTTTATTACGACTATTAAAATTTGGATTTCTTTCTCTAACATCGAACACATAAGCACAATCACAAAGTCCACAATCTGGATCATAATTAGGACAATTTTTTACTTTATCCCAATCAATAGCTTTTGTCATATGACCATCTTCTTCTAATCTATGATCTTCACTAACTACTACTATAATTGAAGCATTAAATCTAGCCCAAGCCCACTCAAAGTCAGTCCAATCTCCAAAATCCATACATGGATCGTTAACTGTCCACACAATTCCAACTAAATCAGGAAATATCATACCTTTATCTTTGACTCCTGCTTTAATGGCTGATCTAGGATTATTATCAACATAACCTAACAAAGAAGCACTAGCATCTACTTCACCCATAGTCTTAACTTTAGCAGGATCATGAGCTACAATCAATCTAGTATTTTGATTCACTAAAGAATGATATTTATCACCTGCCTGAATTGTAGAAATGACATCTCTATTCTCTTCTATAGTTCCCAAACCATTTATATCCAACATCTTTGCTTTAATAATTTCAGTTAAAGTTGACTTTCCAATACGTGGTTCACCAATAAAAACAATCACTGGTGGTTGTGGTTTTAAAGTTCCAACTCCAACCATAGCATGATAAGATAAATATTTTTCTCTTAATTCAGTTAAAATTAATGGTAAATTACCCATTTGAGAAACATCTCCGGATTTTTTATACATATCCAATAAAGTGTTGCCTTCAGCATAAAGAGCTTGACCTAATTCTTTCCTTTTTGTAGGGGAATTGAAATGAGGCAATTTATCTACACCTAAAACATCTTTATTAGTCATATAATCTTCAACTCTAGCCATCCAAGTATAATATGGATGTATATCAACCATTGGTTTCAAAGAACCAGTTTTTACACATTCCATAGTTATAAAACTAATTCTTTTTACAATACTTAATACTTTAGTCATAAATGATTCATCGTGTTTTGCTACAGTACCTAAAGAATTTATAGTAGAAACTAAAAATTCTGGCAAAATACCAAATTTATTCATTACAGGACCTAAAGTTAACAAATAAATCATATCTTGGAAAAAAGTATATATTGGAACAGCTTTTATATCTTGAGGTGCCAAATTAGTACTTTGTGACATAAGAGTATTAAACACTTTACCACCATTTGCACTCAACAAATCAATAGCATTTAATTCTTTTTCTTCTTCATCTGGACCTTCATAAGAGTAATCATAAATATCTCTTTCAATCCAATCATCTAATAATCTATCAATCTTCTTTGAATATCCATAACTACGTAAGCCATGAAACAATAAAGTTTGAACTTCAATTTTGGATATAGGCCATTCATTTAAC